GATGGTAACTCAAGGTCGTTTGACATTGACCAGCAATCTACGCAAGACAATGACTGGTTGCGTGTTACTTCTTCTGGCAACAATGGCAGCGTCTGTATTAACCAGGACGATCAAGGCACAAGCGTTGGATGTTGACATTGGAAACATCACAGAATTAAAAGGCAATACCAGAGTCGTTAGAGATAAGCCGTATGAAAGTATTATTGATTTCTCTCTTAATTCTTATGATCGCTTGGAAACAGCTAATGGTCGTATGGGCGTTACTTTTCGAGATGACACAACAATACGGCTCACACCACACAGTCAGGTTGTGGTGGATGAATTTGTTTTTGATCCTGACCCAGATAAATCTAGTATGGCAATCAATTTTGTAAAAGGCACGGGCCGTTTTATTTCAAGCAAAACAAAACGCATACCTAAAGACAACATTACTGTTAGAACGAACTCGGCTACAGTAGGGATTCGTGGCACCGATTTTACAATTACTGTAAAAGAAACAGGAGAAGCCCTGATTATCTTGTTGCCTGATGCAAGCGGGGAAGCGAGTGGGGAGATAGTGGTTTACACGGCCTTGGGAGAAACTGTTCTTACTAAACCCTATGAATCCACTACTGTATATAACTTTGAAACAGCACCGACAAGAGGCGTAGTTTTAAATCTTGATCTATCCATGATTGATAATATGTTAATTGTAAACCCACCAGAAAATGAAGAATCAGAAACAGAAGAAAACAATACTAGAGCAGACAATATATTGGATGTTGATTTATTGGAATTTGATGAACTCGATACCGATGAATTACAAGAAGATGATCTTGAATACACTGAATTAGATATAGATTACCTTGCTGCTAATTTTCTTGAGGATTTACTGGATGTAATACAAGAGATTGATGAACTCTCAAAAGCAAACAAAGCATTATCATCCGATGGTATTAGAGGTACAGATATTGGATACGATAGTGATACCCAGATAAATACATTTGTAAACGATAGTGAAGTTAAGTTTATTAGACAAGTAGAAGATAACTTACAAATGCAAGTATCAAAGGATGGATCATACAGCATAAGAATCGAACAAGAGGGTAAGGTCAATCAAGTTATCACAAATGGTGGTGGCAGTTCTACAATCAATATCAAACAGGGAAGTTAAATAGGATTACCCTCAGAATCGCAGTTGTGTACTAATTCAAGTTCAAGATCAATATAGTGCTTGGCTTTCAGTAAATCTTGCACTTTATCTTCTTTATCTCTGGTAACGTATTTGACTACATTACCCATACAAAAAGAGAGATTGTTTGCCACAATGTATTCAATAGGTTGGATTTGTTTTTTATAATGATCTCCACCCATTTGTTTATCCGTTGCTAGTTTTTTTCTCATAAACACTTCCATTTAAGATTTGAATGTGTATATAATACAGCAATCGTGTAGAAATGGGAAAAATAATGAAAGAGAGAAAAGGGTATTCCAATTTTATGTCAACCACAGAGCTTGCTGCTCGGTGGCACAAATCCCCAAGAACTTTAGAGAACTGGCGCGTACAAAGTATCGGCCCAGCTTATACCAAGATTGGCGGTACTGTCTTATACGAAAGAGATGTTATCGAAGATTACGAAAAACAATCAAAAAGTAAATAGCAATGAACGCTAGAAATAAAGGGAGAAGGGGTGAGAGAGAAGTGATTGACGTTATTAAAGAAATGACTGAGGTTGAGTTACAGGTCAATTATTCTCAGACCTATGGTGGCGGGCATGATTTATTGGGTGGTGAGCCGTATGCGATTGAAGTAAAACGTAGGAAAAGTATCACGCAAGGCGATGTGCGTAAGTGGTGGGTGCAAACGTGCGAGCAAGCGGAGAAGGTAAATTTAATACCTTGCTTGTGGTACAGGGCAGATAGGCAACAATGGCAAGTGGTTTTACCACACACTAGCAAACTTTTTCCAGATGATGATTTTAACTGTACGGCAACAATAAACCCTGAGTTGTGGGCTAAGATTTACAAGGAACATAAAGATGGCTCACAGTAGATTCTCACCATCAGCAGCAAAGCGTTGGATGGCTTGTCCTGGTTCGATTCAATTATCTGAGTCAATACCTTTTGTTATGGATACCACAATACCCGCAGCTACAGGTACATTGGTTCACCACATGGTAGAGATGTTGCTCAAAGACAGACTAGAGAATGTCACATTGAGTGACTACTGGTTAGATCGTGAAGAAGAAATAGATGGATTCAATATCAAAGTAAATAAGTCAATGATTGATTGCGCGGAAGTCTATGTTGATTATGTTAAGAATAGACAAGAAGAATTAGAAGGCACTTTATTAATAGAAGAAAAGCTATATATAAATGAAATATCTTCTGAGTGTTGGGGAACAGGCGATGCCACCATACTTGGAAAGAAGGCAAACCGAATAGCAGTAATTGATTTAAAATCAGGTAAATTCCCAGTAGATGTTGAAGATAACCCACAATTAATGATTTATGGCTTGGGTGCATTAGCAAGATACGGAAATGATAGAACTACAATGGAATTGACAATCGTACAACCAACCTCATATCACAAAGATGGCAAGATTCGCGCATGGGATATAACTGCGGATAACCTAGTGGAATGGGGTTTCAATATTCTAAAGCCAGCTATTGAGGCTTGCTTAGAACCAGAGCCAGTATTCAATGCTGGGAGAGATCAATGTCGCTTCTGTCGAGCAAAGGAAATTTGCGAGGCATACAAACAATACGAGGTATCAATATGAGCGAAGAAATAAAAACTTTTTCTTTTGAGGATGGAGTCGAGCATAAAATTGACGATCTATCTGATGAAGGTAAATTAACTTTAAACAAATTAACTTCTGTTAATAACGCAATTCGTGATGTGAAAGGTAACGCTGAGTTTGAATTAGAAAAACTTTCTATCCTGAGTGCGCATTACAGCAGTCAATTACAATCTATTGTCAATCAAACAGAGGAGAAGAAAGACAATGAGCCTAAAAGCAATAAGAAGTAAAACGCAGTTAAAGCCTCCAAAGCTAGTACTGTACGGAGGTGCAGGAATCGGAAAGACATCATTCGCTGCTAGTATGAATAAACCCATATTTTTATTGACAGAGGATGGCATGGGTAAAATCCAATGTGACCACTTCCCAGTATCAAAAGATTATGATTCATTTATTGAGAATCTAAATTCATTACTGGAAGAAGATCACGAATACGCAACATTGTGTGTGGATTCTTTGGATTGGTTAGAGCCTTTAGTGTGGGAGAAGGTATGTAACATACATGGCAAAAAATCAATCGAGGAATTTGGATATGGTCGTGGTTATGTAGAAGCGTTGAAACAATGGCGCGAATACATAGATGTCCTTAATCGTTTAAGAGATGAAAAGAAAATGACGATCATTCAAATAGCGCACAGTCAGATCAAGCGTTTCGAGTCACCTGAGATTGAAGCATACGATAGGTATGAATTGAAACTCCATAGGAAAGCAAGTGACTTGATACTTGAGCATAGTGATTGTTGTTTCTTTGCCAACTACAAATTTGGTAGTGTTAAGATTAAAGGTAAAGGTGGGCAAACTACATCCAAAGCAATACAGGGTGAAAGAATGTTATACACCGAAGCCAAACCAGCATTCCTTGCAAAAAACAGATACGGCTTGCCAGAAGAAATGCCTTTCGATTGGCAAGAAATTAGATCAGGAATTATCGGGAAATAAAGGAGAATAATATGACCGATTTGAGTAAGTATGGGCATGATTTTGATGCCGAGATGGAATCGAAACCAAAGATAGAAGAAGGTCGACACAACATGACTTTCGTTGGTGACGAAATAGTAGTTGGTAACAATGGATGGGAAGCAGTCAAACTATCTTTCGAGATAGAAGGCACTACCATGAATGTAGGTTACACTTGCACTATGGCGCATGATACTAGTGATAAAGCGGTTAGTATTGGTATTGAGTCACTTAGGAAAATAGGAAATGCGTGTGGCGTAACTGGAACATTGACTGACCCTGAGAAACAATTACTTGGCAAGAAGTGTAGTGCTGAGTTGGTTGTCAATGACAGAGGTTACTTGGAAATCAAAAGTGACTTTGGTAACACATTTCAACCAGTAGAAAAAGCAGCAAAGAAAAAACCAAGTAAGAAAGAACAAATCAAAGCCGAAACTGATTTTGTAAAAAAGGCATCAGCCGATACAGACGACTTTGACGATGAAATACCATTCTAAGTATCCATTCCTGGATCACAGGCCGTCATTGTGTTCATACTGTTTAAAACCAGTTGGCGGCCTGTTGTTTAGATGGAAGGATAGGTGGTATGGTGCGTGTAGCAAAGAGCATTTGAATAAGATAAAAGAACAATTAGAAACGGGGCAGAGAGAAACCTTGAAAACACCAATGATAAATAATGACGCGGTAATTGATGCAGTAAGTTCATCAAAAGATACTTACATTAAACTCGCAAAAGAAAATAAATCTTACGTTTTACATGAGTGGGAGAAAGATGATCGCGTTGGATTATTTCGTGAGGCAATCAAAGAATATTTGGTGATATGCACAGAACAAGCAAACAAAGGTTTTTCCATAGAGGACAATGGTTGATTTAACTAAATATGTAAAAGATGGAATTACCATTGATGAGAACTTTCACTTTCGAGGTGCAAGTAAATCCGTTGATGACCTAATTTATGAAATGAGCAACGAAGGATTGTTGGTCGATTATTTGGAAACGTCAGGCGAATTAGTTCGCGTCAAAGTAGGCGGTGGTAATACTCATAGACCTGATAAGCATGGAGAGAAATCTGGGTGGTACACCTTCTTTCAAACAGGTGATTATCAAAATGCAGTTTATGGTAACTGGCGCACCGGATTACAAAGGCAATGGTCTAATTTTGATGTCAATGAATTAGAGCCAAAGCAAAGACAAAAATTAAAATCAGATTTAGAGCAAGCCAAACGCAAAGCCGAGGAAGAAAGATTGAAACGGCAAGACGAAGTTGCCGAGCTATGCAAAAAGAGATTTGGAACTTACAAAGAATTAACCGAGCATCCTTACCTGGATGCAAAAGGTATCAAGAACGATTACGGATTTAGAGAGCATAGAGATACGCTAGTCATCCCTATTTATTCTATGGATGGCGAGATTCGTTCATTGCAGCACATTGATAAGAAATCAAACAAGCGTTTCGTATCGTCATCAGAGATCAAGGGGAACGTATTCCCGATAGGATTCGACATCAAGCAAGCGAGTGAGGTGGGTGAGTGCGTGGTAGTGGAAGGGGTGGCTACTGGTATAAGCGTACACATGGCTACCAATCTGCCAGTTTTAGTGGTATTTAGCGCAAGTTTTGGTATCGAAGCATTAACAAGATTTAGGAAACACTCACAAGCAAAATTAACATTGGCATTTGATAATGATGAAAATGGGGTGGGTGAAAAGAAAGCCAATGAATGTGCAAACAGTTTAGGAGATACAGTTATTAGATTGCCGTCAGTCAAAGGTGACTTCAATGATCTGCATTTAAACAAAGGTTTAGGTGCAGTTAAATCAGAGATAGTGGGTGGCAAACTAGGGATAAGGCGATATGAGATACGGCAATTAGTTGGTAAGCCACCAGAGGTGCAATTTCTTGTTGATCGTCTTATCCCTTTATCCACACCTGGTGTATTGAGTTCAGTCGGTGGTATTGGTAAATCCTTTATGGCATTACAGTTAGCAATGAACATCGCCAATGGTACTGGTACATTTATGGGTAAAAGTATTTTGCAATCTGGAAACTCAGTATTGTTTTGTGCAGAGGATAACCGCGAGGAAGTGTGGCGAAGGATTCATGCACTCGATCCAGAAGGCAAACGATTCGATGCGCCTTACGATGTTTTCTGCGTAACCATAGCAGATTTAGGCAAGCCAATGATTCTCTTGTCAGAGGACAATATAAACAGTCAGGCAATGGAAATCGTTGAGGAGTTAAAAGGTATTCCAGATTTAAAGCTAGTGGTATTTGACCCAATACAGAGTTTCGTTAGTGCAAGTTCTCCGATTAGTAACAGCAATGAGTCAGCGCAGTTGTGGTGTCAGTTTTGTGCGAGTATATCGGCTCAGTTGGGTTGCACTACTTTAAGTATTCACCACATGAATAAAACCGCATTAACTGGCACTGAGAGTGCGATGGAAGCGAGAGCGAGTATTCGGGGTGCAAGCAGTATTGTGGATGGTATGCGGTTTGCTATGGCGATGTGGTTGCCTGGTGAAAAGGAAGTGGAAAGGATTTGTGTGGAGCAAGGTATTGAGCCAAATCCAACGAGTGTGGTTAGAGCTGGTTTAGTTAAGAGTAATAGCGGTAATGTTGACACTTCCATTAAAACATTAATCAGAGAGAAAGATTCACCAGTATTAGATATATTAAAAGAAGAAAAAGGGATTACATGGGATTAGTAAAGGAGAGAAAAATTGACTGATTTAGAAAAAGCATTTAATTACGCCAAAAAAAGGGGATTTCCATACTACGGATATACTAAAGAAGAAAAAATTAAAGAATTTGAAAAGCTGAAAAAAGCAGATTTTAAAAATGGAATAGACGGAAAAGAAATAAAACAGCTTTTACATGGTATGGGCTTAGCTTGGAGTTATTTTCCGCATCATTGGGAAGTTCAAGTTTTAAAAATGAAGCGACCTATAGACGTTTGGAATAATGATTCCTTGTTTAAAAAGGCATTAGCATCTAGGATAAAATGGGGTGGGAAGGTAGGTAAAGATGGATTTATGACGGATGCTAATTTAAGAAAATCAATAAGAACTGCATCAGGGGTACAAGCGGTTAGTAATTTTAGACCATTGGCTGCTGCATCAATATTTCATAAATATGCAAATAATGGAGTCGTATGGGATATGAGTTGTGGATATGGTGGAAGATTGCTTGGTGCGTTGGTGTGCGGGAATGTAAAAAAATACATAGGTACTGACCCTTGTGAGAAAACATTTAATGGATTATTAGAAATAAAAAAAGATTTTTCTTTTGTGAATGTTGATGTAGAGATTTATAAATTAGGATCAGAAGATTTTATACCAAAAGAAAAGGTTGATTTATGTTTTACCTCGCCACCTTATTTTGATACTGAAAAATACTCAGATGAAGAAACGCAATCCTGGAAAAAATACAAAAGCAAGGAAGAATGGTTACATGGGTTTTTAAAAAGAACAATGCAAAATTGTTTTTCATGTTTAAAAAATAATCGTTTTATGATTTTAAATATAGCTAATGTAAAAAATTTTACAAATCTCGAAACATCAGTTTTAAAAATTGCTTATGATATTGGTTTTGTAATTGATGATATTCTTTTATTAAGATTAAGCAGTATTACAAAAGGTGGTTTCAAATATGAGCCAGTTTTTGTTTTTTTAAAAAGATAAATACATGAAGGATAACAATATGAAGTGTTGGCATTGCAATACCGATTTAATCTGGGGTGGAGATCACGATATTGATGACGATAATCCAATTGCTGATCCAGATG